ACAGTTAAAAACACATTTTATGCATATGGCATAACCAAAAAACAAAAGGCAAATTTTAAATGATTAACATTACTCAGTACCATGATCAAATCTACTACCCTGTTGCCAATGCAATGGGTGTTGATAGCCCTGAAAGATGGGCGACTTTATGCATGATATCGGCGCATGAAAGCGGGTTTGGTTCGTATGTTCGCCAAGCCATTAGCAGCGGCACAGGTTACGGCAACGCTTGCGGGATGCAGCAGATGGAAAAGCCAGCAGTGAACCAAGTGATTAAAAAATACTCGAAAGCTGAATTGCACTTTAACAATGCGTTTACTCAGTCACGCGGTTGGCATTGGCGCGAAATGATAGCGATGAAGTCAATTGATCAGGTTATGGACTTGATTAAGTCAGACTTAAAAGTGAGTTGCTTTTTTGCCATTTGCTACATGTTAGACGACCCAAAACCACTACCAAAGCTTGATGTTGATCTAATGGCTCAGTGGTGCAAAGAGCGCTGGAACACAAATGCAGGCAAGGCGAGCGAGCAGAAATATATTAACGACTTTGAGCGGCATTGTGGCGGCTTAATTGAATGCTTGCGCGTTAGACCGCATCATTATGACGAGGCCCAGTTAATAGGCGGATTTGGGGCGGTGGATTGATGTGGATGAGTTAAATAGAGGAGCGCAAATAAAGGCAATAAACACTTTTAGCAATGTCTTAATTGACGCTTTTAATAACTTAAATAAAATGGAGCTAACAACACACAAAAACCATCTTGTAAGCCTGGTGCAAATAACGAAAGCTGAAACGATAAAAGATTTGACACAAAACAAATAAGCAGCAATAATCTGACTGTAGTTATTATTTTACTTCATTTAAATTACCATAATCAAAAAGGCCAGCTCGAACTGGTCTTTTTTTTGCCCGCAATTTAGTCTACAATCAAGCGTATTATTAGCAGAGAGTAAAAATCATGCTTGACGTTACAAGTTTAGTATTACGAGCAATCAAACCAGATCAACTAAAACACGACTTAAACGCAATCTCTCATGTCAGCTTTGAGTCGCTTGAGGCGGGCCACTTAGACGATTTTCTAGTGGGTTGGCTTAACGATCAAATTGATATCCCGTTTGTCAGCGAGCGCGCTGAAGCTTACGTTATTTCAGAGTGCATTGAATACGTTCGCGCCGTTGCCGTTGCATTATTTGAGGGTTAGCGAATGGCTTTTATTGTAGTTAACTCGACAGTTAGAAATACAGCGATAAAAACTGATAAGCGCAACGGCGAGACGTACTACCAATTTAAGGGTGTGCCCGTGGTCCGCGATGGCGCGGTTATGAACGGTCTGTTATATGATGCTAAGGATAACGCAGCGGGTATGGACTCGATAAGTGACAAGGTAATCACTTATCGACACCCCGTCGCAAACGGCAAGCCAGTTGATGCTTATTCAAAAACGGGCCTGCAAGAGCATTACATTGGCGGTCATATCATTAACAAATATTTGGACGGTGATATCTGGCGCGTTGATTTTGAAGTTAAAAAATCACTTGCTGATACTCAATCACCAGAGTTAGTTAAGCGAATTGAAAACCGCGAAGACATTGGTGTTAGCACCGGATTACGAACCAAAATCCAAGCCGCTAATGGTGTAGCGTTTGGCAAAGAGTACACGGGTAAAGCAACGAAGCAAGTTTATAACCACCTTGCAATGCTTCCGAGCGACGAACCTCCAGCGGGCGGCGATGACACTGTAATTCGGTTCAATGGCGAAGACGAGAAATTCATAACTATTAACGCTGATGAGTGGCAAGAAATTGAAGACGACAAGCCAAGTAAATCCCTCATTAACAAGTTAGCGGACGCTTTATCAGAAAAGTTTGCAATAAGCAATAAAAAAGCTGATAATCTAAATACTAACCCAGTTACAAATCAATTAAGCGGTGATCAAGTGAAAATTGAAGATATGAAGGCGGCCCTTAAAAAAGGCGGCAAGCTAAAAGACAACATGAGCGAGGACGATATTAAATCTGCTTACGCTAATATGTCAAAAACAGCGAACACGACCGACAACGGCAAGCCTCGCGTAAATAGCGAAGACATGCAGGCCGCAATTAATGCAGCAATTGAGCCATTGCAAGCCAAAATTGCAGAGCTTGAAACGGCGCAAAACGCAGACGTTAACGCTGAAAAAGAAAAGCTAGGCGTTGCGCTAGGCTTGGAAAAAGACGAAGCGCTAGCAATTAACGTTGACACGTTGCGTAAAATGGCGGCCAAGGGCGGAACCACGCAAGGCTTAGGCGGCGCGACGGTTACGACTAATTCAGAAACTTTTGATTTGCCGGGGTAAACGAACATGAGTACAGTTTTTGCAGGCCCGTTTATTGCGGGTACAGATTTGTGCGCGGGTGCGTATGATGAGAATATTTCAACAGCTACGGTGCGCGTAGGCGCATTAGTTAGCGGCGGTGATGAGTCAGCACTTGCGAATACAGATTTCTCACAAGACGCAACGTTCGCTGTTGAGCTTGGCGACGGTTATGGCGTGCCGTTTGGCGGTACTTATGCAAGCGGCGCACTGGTTCGCAGCATTGCGCTACGTCCAAAACAGCGAGCGCGTGTTTTAGTTGCGAATGGTCAAACGTTAGTCAGGGGTACTCAACTTGGTTCAAACGGCGACGGCACGCTGTCGGTAGTTGCTGTCACAGATGACACCCAAAAAGTATTAGTTAAGTCGCTTGAAGCAACTACAACAAGCGGTGTTACTTCAATTTTAGTGGAGCGCGTGTAATATGTTTTTTAGTAAAGAGCACATCAAAACACTAGATAGCGCGTCTCAGCGTGCAATGAATCAGCAATGGAAACAATTCTACCAGCCACGCCGACAAGCAACAGCGGCAGACTTTGAAAAGTCGTTACTACAAGTCAATGCTGGCGTTTCCCCGGCTCAGGCTTACCAAGAATTTGACTCGCGCACAATGTTAGAAGCGGTTCCAGCGGGTGAGCATGAAACATGGCGTCGCATGGTGTCTGGCGGCTCAGTCATTAACGGTATTGGTCGCCTTGTGTCAACTTCACCGCGCACCAACGAGCTAGAGCGCGGCACAGTTAGCTTGTTTGGTAACACTGGCGCTAACTTGGATAATATCCAGACCACATATCAAAGCACAGTTATTCCATTATTCGAAAAAGCGGTAACCCAGCAATGGCGTGAATTTGCGGCAACTCAACAAGACGGCTATGACGTTTTAGTTCCATTGATGCGCGAACAAGAGCGCTCAATGATCGCAACTGTCAACGATTATTTGTGGGCTGGTGATGCGTCAATTACGTTTAATGATTCGCTCGGCAATAGTGCAACATGGCTAGGCCTGCGAAATGACCCAACTGTCGGGACTTACTCGCTTACAGTTGATATGACATCAAACGCCGTAACAACTGAACAAAAATACAATGAATTCAAAGTTGCTCGTGATGTTTTACGTGTCAGTAACTTATTAAGCGGAGACGTTTCTGTAGCCGTATCTCGTGAGATTATGAGCGCATTTGAAACGCCATACTCAACAGCCGACGCAACTTACGGCATGTTAAAAGACATGTTATTGAAACTAAGTGGCATTGGTGAGATTTACGAAGACCCAGAGCTGTCGGGAAACCAAATGTTGTTTGCTAAATTCTCGCAAGATGGCACGCACGCGGTAACTGGACTCGGTTTATCTTCGTTTAAAGCTCAACGTCAAGACATTGACAGCCCGCACATTTGGCGCAAAATGCTGGCTCAAGGCTTTATTTCTAAAAATACAGCAGCAGGCCGCAAGACTGCACTGTACTGTAGCTAAGGGGGATAAATAATGGCTAAAAAAGGGTACAAAGAAGTCTTTGTCAAGTGTAGCGGCGTTTTTGCGTCGTTACCTGATAGCAAAGATTCGACCAAAAACAAGACTCAAGAGCTGCCAATTGGACGCACTGAGCTGCCGCAAGCAATCGCGCAACGCTTGATCAAAACCAGCAATAAAGTTGTTGAGTTTAATGAAAGTCTAATGTCAAGCGCGGAAGCTGATGACAAGGCAGAAATCGCAAAACTTGAAAAAGAAGTTAAGCGACTTAATGCACTTGTTAAAAAACTTGAAAAACCAGTTGACGAAGACAAGGTTTTAGTCAACAATGAAGGTGTTGATTAGTCAACTCCTTCTGTTTTGTGGTTATTGGGCCAGCTTCTTAGCTGGCCTTTTTTTTGCTCAAATTCTAGTATTGATTCGGCTATGCAATCGGCTAAGCTCAAAGTTGAGCCTGCTTTCTCGTCTTGCCCAGTGATACCCATTGCAGCGTGCAATGATTCTTGATAAATATCGCATTCGTTCATTTTTTATAAATCCCTCTATTTAAGTTGTATAAAGTTTAGGCTAATTGACGCTAAAACTTAAATACTCAATACTTATAAGCTATTCATTTTTGCTATATACTTAAACGCAATTATCTGATAGAGAGCTAAACAAACATGGCAACGATACCCAATATCACAATCCCAGCTAATACACTGTTTGATTTTTACGCAGACGCTACAGTGGTAGCGGCTGGGATTAACCCGCAAGATGCAGTCAACATCAAACTAGAATCAAGCGGCAATCTGAAAATAAATGAGTCACTAGATGGTTCGACAATCGAAACGGCATACAGAAGTATTGACAGCCGCGATTTAGTCGCAGAAATAACGCCGAGCGGAACAGATAGGATTTGGCTATATGCCACCCCTGAACCGGTGGTTATTAATGTAGAGGCGGTGTAACTATGACGATTAAAATATATAGCGTTTCATCTACGGGTGTTGGCGGTGGCGCGGCTGTAACGATGGGGCCAGAACAAAATGTTTTTACTGGCGCAGACAAGGCAACGGCGGAAGCGGCGCGGGATGCTTACGCGCTAGCTAATGCCGCGTGGCTTGCTCAATATGACGCTAATAACCTGCTAAATATTCGCCTTGATTATGATGATGGCGGTAATGCTGTCGCTGAATTTCAATCTCGTGACGGTTCAGCGTGGCGCAAGAACGAAAGCGCGGTTGGTGTAAAAGGCGCGGCGGGTTCGTCTGCCAGTGTTGATGATACAGCGTTTGGCCCTAGCTGGGACGGCGTTACGGGTGTCGCCCCAAGTAAAAACTCGGTTTATGACGAAGTTAGCGGCATTAACGGGCAGCTAACAAAGCTTAATTCATACGCGACAGCAACCGACCCAGCGCTAAATTCTGCAATAACTACAGCGGTTGTAGACGGTAACGCGGGCATTATTTTAACGACAACTACCACGGGTAATAACCAATCCATCGCAGCGCCAACGGACACAACAGCGGGTAAGTGTTTCATGGTCGGCTTGACAGCCGCGTCAACTGATGTTGTAAAAGTTGACAGCACGACTGTGCAAGTTGGTCAAGTTGTTGTTTTCACTTGGGATGGTGCAGAGTGGATCAACGATCCAACACAAGACGCGGTTTTGATTAGTCAATCGACTGGCTGGATTAGCGGTTGTGATATATCAATTAATGTTGATCCAACCAAGTTTGATGTTAGCGCGGGCGTTGTATGCGTGATGGACACATACACAGACCCAAATAAACCAGTATTAACAACTGTCGCATTTGGCGGTGTAACTGGTATCACTCCAGCTAATACAGCGTTACCAGTTACAGCATTGGCTATTGATGCGACTGGCAGTGTAATTGAATCAAACAATGGCTTTACTGGAGAAGCAATCCGAGATAACGCTGTTATTGGGTCGGTTGGGCACCCATCTGGCGGCGTTATTACGACAGTTAACGAGTTTACGACAGCGCCAAATGCTAACTTAGCATCAACACTTAATGACCTTGGCGAAGCGCTTGGGACAGTCAATGTTAGCGGTAACGTAATCAGTGCAAACGGCCCTAATTTAAAACTTGATTGCTCGGCGGGTAGTATTTTTCGTGTTGGTGTTAATGCCAAAGATAACGCAAAAAACCCCAACGAAATTAGCGGCGCTACGGTTGCGGCGTTTCCGTTCTTCTACACTTGGCGTAACGGCGTAGGCGGTTTTGAAATTGCAAGTGCTACTGATGTTTTGCCCGGGGCGTATGATGACGGCACAGGCGGCGTAGGAACCCCCAACGGCTCAGTTGGAAATAACGAGTGGTCTATTCACAGGGTTTTTGTTGAGCGTTCGACGGGTACATTTGCATTGCAATTCGGCACAGCTACATACGGAAGCAAAGCGGATGCTATTGCTAACATTAAATCAGAGCCATTCGATAAAAATCCAGCGTTGCGCGGGTGGGTGTTGCGGTCAGCGGTAATTGTTAAGGGCAATGCAACAGATTTAAGTAATTTAACCGACGCTGATTTTGTGTCATATGGTAAGTTTGGTGACGACAGCGCAGCAGGCGCAACGACTAGCACAACCACACTACAGAGCGCGTATGACAACAGCGCAGGACAACCAAAGGTTTTAACTGATGCAGCAGGTGGGGCTGTTGCTTTACAACGCGGTTCAGCGGCTGATACTGATTTTGTTTTAGAAGCAAGAAACGGCGCAGGTACAACAACATTTTCAGTTGACGGCAATGGGTTAACAACTGCCTCAACTTTGACAGATGGCACAATAACAGTGACGGGCGGCAACATATCCGGCGCAACTAGTGTAAGTGCAACAAGCCTAACTGGCACGCTACAGACAGCGGCACAGCCAAATATTACTAGCGTTGGAACGTTGTCGGCGCTTGCTGTGACTGGCACGGTAACGCATACCGGAACAAGCGTTATCAATGGTGCAATACAGGGAACTGGCGACATATCACGGACGGGCAACGCTACGCTAACGGGCAATTTAACAATTGATACTAACACTTTTATTGTTGATAGCGTAAATGATCGGGTTGGTATCAATAAAACCCCAGACAGCGGCACGTCGCTGGACGTTAAATCTCTTTCAACATCCGCAGAAATTCAACGCTGGACGAGCACAGACGATCAAGTAGCTGCATCGATTAGAGAAGAAGCGGATACGTCATCAAGTTTTAATTTATTTGATGCCAGTGAAGCGACAGCAGTTAGAATTTTGTCTAATGGAGATAGTTATTTTAATGGCGGTAATGTATTAATCGGCAAAGCAACAACCCCTTTTAATTTAGTGGGGATAAACCTTGAACCAGATGGTAATGTAACCTCCACAAGATCAGGCAGCGCTTCCGCGAGTTTCAACAGACTTACGAATGATGGGGATATAGTTCAATTCTTTCAAGACACTTCTGAGATTGGATCGATTGGGTCAAGTGGTACAAATCTATATATTGGCGCTAACAATATTCAAACTATTACAATGGATAGTAGCGGTAACGTCGGTATTAGAACGTCCTCACCAAGCGCGCCCCTTGATTTATTAGTTAATGGCCCATCTACAGATATATTTAGATTCGGTGACAGCTCAAGATGGCAGTTTAAAAGCGAGTCTGACACAAGATATTTGACGCTTGAGCGTAGAGATTTAGGGAGCGGCGCTCGGCAAGCTATTACTATAGATGGCGATACGGGGAATATTGGCCTAGGTACGACAGAAACTGGTGGAGCAAAGCTAGCAATATCAAGTATCGGGTCAACATCCTTCAGAGTCATTTCTGATGATGCGGACAATGGGTACTACGCCGAGTTAGCATCATATTTCAACGGTGGGTCAACTTTATTTAATGTTGACCCGACATTACCCAGCAACAACTATCGAAGAATGATCGGTTTTGATAATGATTTTGCAGGGAAAGCTATCAGGGTCGGTGATGCGGCAGACAATGCCAATACAATGATCGAAGCTGGAACAGAAATTGAATTGAAAGCGCCTGTTGTTTCGGTCGATAACAGTTTTACAATTGGAGGCAGAGCTGGCTTAGGTACAGATTCGCCCGTTAGCGTGCTCGACATTAGAAACACAAGCGCGGATGCACTAGGCATTTATAGAGCTTTAGACGTTGGCACAGTTGGCACCGCTGGAACGTTAATTAGTCTTGGCGCTTTGAATGGCACTACCGCAACTGCTGGAGCACAGATTGAAGGTAATTTAAAAGCGGATGGTTTAAACGGTGGTTTTAGCATTAAAACGCTTACCGCCGGATCGTTAACTGACAAATTAACTATTGCGGACACTGGCAACGTTGGCATAAATGACGCCAGCCCCTTAAATAAGCTAAGCATAGCCGCAGTTGGCGAAGATGCTATAAAAATAGATGGCGGAGCCGATTTTACAGGTATTCAGCTTGCAAGCTCTGCTAACTCCTACTCGTTGCGAACCTCCTCGTCTGATAAATTCTTTATCTATGATAATAACGCGACATCCGAGAGGATAACGCTGAATGAACTTGGTTATCTCGGCATAAACAAGCCAAGCCCAAATGCCACGCTAGATGTTGGCGGCGAAACGAGAATATACCCAGCCAGCGGAACGGCAACGCTGCGCTTTGGCGAAGGAACTACTGAAAAAGGTAAGATTGCGGTTGACAATGCGTCAAATATGACATTTGAAACGGCTGGGCAAACTAGATTGACGGTGGGTCCAACTGGTGTTGTTGCGGTAGCTAACTCGCTAACAGTCGGCGGAAATGAAGTAAAAGGCGCTATCAAAGCGACTGGTGATCTTAACGCAGCTACAGGTGGATCAGCTAATGGCAATCAAAACTATGCTTTTGACGTTACTGTAACGGGGGCGGTAGCTGGGGATTGCGTTGCTGTTAACATGCACCCAACCACACTAGCTAGCATTGAAGCTGCAAACGCTGATTTTACACTAGCAGCGGTTGTTAAATCTGCAAACACTGTTCGCGTATTTTTCAGAGTTAGTAGCTTTATTAGCATTGGCGCAAGTGAAGTTATCAATATCTTTGTAAACTAAAACAAAAAGCCCCGTTTATTCGGGGCTTTCTCTTAATTAAACCACCTCAACCAATTCCGGCTTATTCGCTTTAAGCCACTTCAATAACTTTTTCCAAATTAGCTTTTATTGCCTCGTAAATTGGGATGTTATTTTTATACATTTTCGCGCTTTCTGGGGTGGTTTCTGTTGCGTTTAAGATTCTATCTATAAAAGCATTATAAGAAATTGAAACTTGACAGCCAGCGCTAACAACTACCTGTTTATTTTTTATGTGGAATAATATAGCCCTTGATCTTGCGCCTTGGTTTAATAGTTGGCAACTGTTTTCTAGTCCAATTTCAACGCCTGAGCCAATTTCAACGCCTGCGCCAATTTCAACGTATGCGCCAATTTTAACGTATGCGCCAATTTTAACGTCTAAGCTAATTTTAACGCATTCGCCAATTTTAACGCCTGAGTTAATCCAAACAGGCCGTGATTGATCTGGAAGCGTGGTGTCATTTGGTATCACAGCCCCAACCTCACCAGCCTTTACACCCCAAAAGTCAACTAAAGCCACCAATCTTCTATCTTCATTCAATTTCCAGTATTTCATTTTTGTCTTACCTCGTTGTTTTGTTGAGTTAATAATATGTGTAAAGCAGTTTTATTAGTATTGGCGCAAGTGAAGTTATCAATATATTTGTAAACTAAAACAAAAGCCCCGAATAAACGGGGCTTTCTCTTAATTAAACCACCTCAACCAATTCCGGCTTATTCGCTTTAAGCCATTTCAAAAACTTTTGAGTTTTGGCTGCTTTCCAGTAGCTTAGCGGCCATGCGCGGCTAGGTGTGCGCCCTGTAAAATATTCTTCAATTTCATTGATCGGCCACCATCTGCCGCCATTGTCAAAGTTGCCAAGTTGATAAAGTTCAGTTTTATCTAGTGTTTTTTGATCTGCTGTTACTGTGATTTTAGTCATTTTTGTCTTACCTCGTTGTTTTGTTGAGTTAATAATATGTGTAAACTGGCGGTATGTTAAATACTTAAAAGCTATATGATATAACCAAATGGACTATATACTGATTTTGGCGTGCGCCGTGGGTTTGCTAGCAACTAAAAAGTCGCGGTTCGCGTGGATCGCGCTATTTATTGCAGCGACAAATATAGTTGTTAATATATCCGGCGATCTATCAAGCGCTTTTATTATTTGCACAGTTTTAGCCCTATCTGCTCACTACAAAATCAACAAACCAATAATTTTAGCGCTTGCTTGTTTGTTTTTGTGTCAAGCTGTAAACTGTAGATTGTATGCACAGTGGACAATGTTTGATTACATTTACGGCCCACTAGCAACATTTATTTACATTTATTTAATGGCGGTTAAAATTAATGTTGTCAAAATTCTTGCATTCTTACGTTTTTTGGATTCAAGTTGCGGTTTTGCTGGCTTTAATCGCTTTCGCGGCTTACAATGTAATCAAATTACGGTCAATGAAGAAAGCGCAGAAACGGTTACTAGATGAGTAGACTACAGCAATTTTTAGATCAGATGGGCGAGCAAAACCGAATGTTAAGAGATCATCTTGACAGAGTTGAAGAATCGCACGAAAAAACTAATCAAAGAATTGATAAAATGGCGGAGACTATGCAAGACTTAGGAGACGCTATTGTAGGCTTAACTCATGCACAGCAGTCATTTATGAAACAAGCAGACGCATTAGAGCAGCGTGAAAACAAGCTTGAAGAAAAGTTTGATAAATACGATGATAGATTGCGATTGATTGAACAAGCCGCAGGAGTAAATTCAGTTTTTACCGATATAAACAAAAACAAAATTCAAAATTCAGGCGGTTTAATTGTCGGCGCTATAGCGGTTATTTTTTCGGTTGTTTTTTCAATACTTCAATACGCGGCTATTCAATAATGTCAGTAATAATAACTTATCAAGACGTTATCGCATTTTGCCCAGATGCGGCAGCGTTTGAGCAATCGACTATCGAAATGTTGATTGCAATATCAAATCAAGCTGATTCATGTTTAGACGCTAATAACGTGCCAGACGATATGCAAAAATATTTAAAATTGCTATTTGTTTGTCATTCGCTTGCCATGCAGCAAGGCGGCCAAATCAAATCACGAACAGATTTTGATGGCGCGTCAATTACGTTTAATGTACCAGTGGCGGGCAAAGGCTTAAGCGCAACTAGTTATGGACAGTTAATGCTAGACACTCATTGGAGTAAATGCTTTAGCTTTGCCAACAACCGCGCTGGATTTTTTATGGCCTCCCTTGGCGGTGAAGACGAATGCTAGCCAGCACCACTTTAATGACCGATACAGCCACGGTTTGGCCCCGTGCGGAGTTAACAGACTTTGGCGCGGAATTTGGCGAGCCGTACACCATTAAATGCAATTTTCGTGAAGGTGGCAAACTAACGCGAGACCAAAACGGTGAAGAATTCACACCAAGCGCGTCAATACGAACCTTTGACGACAGACCGCGCCGCGGTGATGTTATTGCCATTGGTTCATTTTTGGGGCAGTCACGACCCGTTGATTTTCCGTCATACACCATCCGTAAAATTGATAACAAGTCCAACTTTTATGGGAAGCAGCCTAAGATAATATTGACGGGTTAGTTACCCGATCATTAATACTCGTTATACCAAAGGTCATATCGTTCTTGAGCCATATTGCTAGCTATGGTGCGTTCAGAATATATAGTAGCCATATCTCGCTGGTGTTGCTCAAGCGGGCTAATATCTTCCTGCATCTCGTTGTTAACTTGCAATACAAGCATTTTATATTTAACTCGATTTTCCACTGCGTGCCAAAGTTCTTCGCTTTCGCTGTGAACGAAGTTATATAAAAAATCAATCAGGCTGTCGTCATGCTCGTTGCTCTCATAACAAAAATGAAACCAAAGTTCATCATTCTTGGTGAGCATTTCCATAAAAAGCTTATAAGCAAAAGTGTTTTCAGCCTTAAGCGCCTCTAAATAATCTTTAAATGTTGCTTCCATTTAAATCACCTGTTTTGCGTATTTCGTTTCGATGAGTAAACTATAGCAATGCGCTGCTAGCTTGTTAAATAACCAATAATCATATACTATTCTCTTTAGTTATAAGCGGGTGTGACATGGCTAAAAAATCAGTAACACAGCAGATCAAAAGCGTGCAACAACGTTACAAGCAGGCGGTCGAAAAAGTCAATGAAAAACAAGAGCGCGTGCTAACTGCAATCGCTATAGTGATACAGGGCAACGCGCAATTTTATACGCCGCAAGACACTAACGCTTTGATTAACTCGCAATACCGACAAATCATTAAAAAAGACAGTCGCTACACTGCTAGGATCGGTTATACTCAAAACTACGCGGCGGCATTACATGCTAGAACAGGCTGGAAGCCAAAGCCACCGAACACGAAAGGCAAGCGCGGCGGCGGTTATAATCCAAATGCAAAACCAATGTTTTTGAAACGCGGCGTTGATGATAGTAGGGACGAGATTAAAATGATCATTAAAGAGCTAAATAAAATATGAACATCTACCGCGATTTAAAATCAGTAATTCAGTTATCACCAAACGGCTCTAGCTTTAATATAACCAGTTTGTGGAATGAGTCGCGCGCAGATAAAAACAAAAGCTATCTGATTATAAAAGATAACGGCGGCCCCATTGGAAAAACTGGCTCTAGTGACGTTGAATGTGTTTTTGTTAGTCCAGTCAATCCAACGGGCAACTCTGTAGAATCTATGTATCAGGACGCTAGCGATTTAAGTAAATGGCTTTATAACAATCAAGCTAGCGTTTTAGCGGGTACGTGTTTGTTTAGTGTTAGCGTTACAACTGGCGCAAACACCCCGCGAAAAATGGCGGATAACCGTTTTGCTTCAACTTTCAACCTGCGCTTGCTATACTCTAGCGGTTATGTTAACTAACTAATTAGGTCATTTTAAAATGTCAGATTGTAAAAACGAATTTACAAACGAAAAGGTTGTTATTAGCATCTTTCGCGGATGCAATAACAACGTAAAACCAGCCGACAATCTATTTGAGCGTCTTGGTTCGCGCCAGTCTTTTAGTATTTCGATAGATGGCAATGCAATCAATACTTACGCTGACGATAGCGGCGGTTTTGATAGCGCCATTATGGGTAAAAAATCGGGTTCGATGGACTTGGGCGGCGTTTATCGTAAAGATGACGCAGCTAATGTTAAAGCCACTGAACTGTGGTATTCATCTGAGGAAACGGGTGATTGCTGGATTAGAACCATTCAACCATCAAAAGATGGCGGCACGTCGTTAGTTCGCTATATTCGCGCATTAACCACTAACTTTAGTATTGACGGCGGCGCGGAAGCGGCGGTTACTTACTCAATGACAGCGCAAACCACGTCTGTCGGCGGCGTTAACCCAATTGAAATTGTAGAGGTTTAGTAGATGGCAACGGTAAATAAAATCGTAAAAGACGGCTCGATCAAGCAGGAAGTAACGCCAGTTACATTGACCGGAACTGATGACTTTTTAGCGTCAACGGGTATGTTGTTTGTAAATAACACAGGCGGCTCAAACGTTACTATTACGTTACTTGGTGATGGTGTTACCGACCCCGCAAATGCGACGCAATGCGGACTGGGCAATGTTGCTACAGGGTCAGGTTATCAAGTCACCGTAACGGCTGGTGTAGTTGCTCAAATCCGCTTAGCTTCAATTTCTGCATTTGTAGCTGGCACCACAGTAGCATTGACGGGCGGTACTGCGGATTGTACGGCGTGGATTATCGAATAAATGTTAATAGCCAATAAATCAATTGGCGAAGCATTGATAAGCGTTGAATTAAAAGGGGTTAAACATAATTACTTGTTTAGCCCCTCTTTTTTATCACTTCAACGTATCGGCTCGCCAGATCAAATAAAAGCAGCGGCGCATGAGGCTTATATATTTATGCGAGCGTTAACTAGTGGACTGGTACTACAAAGCTGGCCCCAGTATTTATTGCCAATTTTGCAAGCGTTTACTGATAAGCCACTCAACCCAAAAATATTTGGCTGTAAACAGGTCAAGCTAAAAAACGGCGAGTACAGTGGTTTAGCTAATAAATCCGGCGCGATTAACCCCGCTCAAATAATCATATTGGTTAACCACTTGTTAAGATGGGCGCTAAGCGGTCGAGAAAATGACGAATACATTGGTGCGGGAACCAAATCAAATAAAAATCTATTTGACCCCCTAGAGTACGTTAGCGTTATGATGTGCGAGCCGTTTTGCAAATCTAAAAACGATGCTTGGTCAATGACTATGACTGAGTTTAAAATGATGATAGATGCAGCAAATCCAAACAAAGACGACAGCAAGCGATTTAAAAAGTCAGAGCTTGAAGCGCTTAATAGCGCGGCTGATGATGTGGAAAGAAAACTAGCGGAAAGATCTAAAAATGGCTGAAAACGTAGGCGAAATTTATTTTGATGTTGATGCTGACACAGGCAATTTGCTTGATTCAACTAAAGTTGTTAATAAAGCGACTAGCGATATCGGGCAAGATTTTAACAGACTAGGCAAACAAACCGACAAAGCAAACAAAAAAATGGCAGGTTTTAGTCGTAGCGCGGGTCAAGTCGGGATTCAATTTCAACAATTAGTAGGTCAAATTCAAGGGGGCCAAAGTGTTTTTGGTGCGTTATCTGCACAGATGGCTGATATCGGTATTGTTGTTGATGCGCCGCTTGCGGGTGCAATCGCTGGTATTTCTGCCGCATTTGCTGGGGCGTTGCTACCAACTTTGTTTAGCAATAAAACAGCGTTAGAGAAAGTGGAAGCGATCACAGCCAAGCTAGCAACGACGCTAAAAAAAGCAAGTGACGGCACTATTGGCTTGGCTGACGAAATAGGCGAGCTAAACAAAGTTAGCTCTGCACTGGCACGACTAAAAATAAGCTCAAGTTTTGCAGATGCGCAAAAACAAATTGACTTGTCGATGGAAGGAATTAGGAAAGCAAGTCGCGAGCTGTCACAATTCACAACAATAACCAGTGATCAATTTTATGAATTGGGGTTAAGTTATGAAGATTTAGCAAAAACAATTGAAAGCAATGACATATCAGGTCTAATAATGAAAGGCTTGACAGTTCAAGAATTGGCGTTTTTTAGAAATGACATTAACGCAATATCAGATCAATTTAAGATAACAACGGAACAAGCGCTTAGGTTTAGTGTTGCGCTAACTGATGTGCAGCGAAATACAAACCCGATAACAATAAAAGCGTTTGAAAATGCGCTATCTGATTTAAACGATGAGACGGGCGGAAGCAATAAAGAATTAAACAAGCTAGCGGCTGAGGTTGTCCCCTTGTTCGCTGAGTTTAAAAGCGGCGTTGACAACGTCAATTTATTACGCCAAGCGTTTGCAGATATAAACCGAGAGATTGAGAAAACATCAAAAGCAACAACTAAACAGCAAGATTTAGCCAAGCAGCTGAATCAAACGCTTGCTATACAAGCGGCAAAATTAAATGACGGAGCTTTAGCCGCTAAACGATTGGCCGTGGCATTTGAGCTTGGATTATCCAGCGTTGAAGAATTACCAAAGGGCATAGACGAAACCCTAATTAAAATTGATGAGCTTGGCAAAAAAGAAGCGGAACTAAGGGAAAAGCGACAAAGCGACAAGTCGTCCACCGTAGCATTTGAAAGAATAGAAAGCACGACAACAAGAGAGCTTGAGTCACCAGCTGAACGAGAAGAGCGACAGCTGAACGAGCGACTAGCTGTAATAAGAAAATATGAAGAACTTGAAACAGCAGATTTAGAACGGGCGCAAAAAGCAAGAGAAAACGCTCATGAGTCATACAGCAAAAATATTGAAAGAATAGAAACTCAACGTCGTCAAATGATGCTTTCAGCGGGTGAAAATACATTTTTAGACTTGTCAGATATAGCAAAAGCGTTTGCAGGCGAGCAAAGCGGAATATATAAAGGGCTATTTTTAGCTAGCAAAGCCTTTTCGATAGCTCAGTCAATAATTGCAATAAACACGGGTGTTGCTCAGGCGCTATCACTGCCGTTTCCTTTAAATTTAGCTGCCGCTGGAACGGTTGCGGCTCAGGGCGCAAGCATAATTTCGACGGTGCAGTCAACAAAATATGCTGGCCGTCAATTTGGCGGGCCAATTGAAGCTGGTAAGCCATACCGGATCAACGAAACGGGCGTTGAGTCATTTGTAAATGGCAATAATCAGTATTTGCTTAGTGGTAAATCTGGCAAGGTGATAAATGCTAAGGATACAGCGGCTAGCTTACAAGGCGGCGGCGGTGTTGTTATTAACAACTACGGCGAACCGATGAACGCGAGCGTATCACAGCAAGGCGATCAAAAAATAATTGAGCTGATGCCGCAAATTGTACGTGATACAATCGGCTCAGATATGAACAATCGAACGGGTGTTTTTGACTCGATGACTAGCAACACAAATCTAACGGGGCGGGCTAGATAATGGCGTTAATAAACTCATACCCAAGCTATTTACCGCCAATGCAAATGAATAAACGCCAGTCTGCACCAGATGGCTTTGTACAGTCACCCGTAAATGCTGGCCCGCCGTTTGTCGAGCAAATCACAAGCGACACGCCCACTAGCTGGAATGGCCAAGTTATCATGACAACTGGCCAAGCTGGCCCGTTTGAGGTGTGGATTAGGCAGATTGCAGATGGTGACACAGAACCCGCGCCAATTGATTTTGGTTGGTTTAATATGCCAGTTAAAACAGCATTGGGCTTGTTTGATCAAGAAGTTAGATTTTTAACTAGGCCGCAAATATCGACCGCTGATAATATAGCGCGTTATAATTTTGAGTTGATCACACGAGCAGTAAACCACGGTTATGACATATCTAATGGTTCTGATGATTCACAATGTATTTTAGATATTGCTGATATCTCTCCAGATGGTGACATTGACGCGGGCGGCAGGCTACTAGCTCAAGCCGTGAATGAAGAGTGGCCGGACTAATGACGACAGCAAGAGATAGGCTGTATTGGGCGCAAAAAGAACGGGCCGCGAGAATTGACACGGTTGAAATTTACCATCCCGTTAGCGGTGTTTTGCGTTTTGCTTTGCGGCAATTTAGCGACATTACAGCGACACTAGAAGCAACCGCGCCACGCAACCCAAGCGAACAGGTTTTATTTACTGCTGTAGCTGGCAGCATATCACCACGACAGCAATCTAGCGGGGTTGTTACTCGTAATTTGACTTTTAGTAGCATAGGCACTAGCGCGTATAGTTATATATCTCAGCTAACTGGAATTGACACAATAAAAACGCCGATAGAGTTAATTTATCGCAGTTACATAGCTAGCGAGTTAACGCAGCCAAGCAACACCCCCGAGCTTTACGAAGTGAAACCAATAACAATAGGCGAGCGCGTAGAGCTAACAGCGACAGATAAAAATCCAAGGGGCAAAAGGTTTGCGCGTTTATTTAGATCTACAGATTTTGAAGGGTTAAACGGTTTTATATGATAAGTTTTATTAGTTTTGTTAATCAGCATGTTGGGCAATTCTATTCATTTCGTGATAGAGATTGCGAAACATTGACAATTAAGGGAATGAAAGAAATACACGGCGTAGAATTAAGTAACATTAAACTTGCAGATTTTATAGCGTGCCATCCATACGATGCACAGATTTTTGCTTGTCGTGATGCCAGCGGTGATTTTTGTCACGTTGGTTTATTTGCTAGCGGACATGGCTACCTGCACGCACTTGGAACCCCGCAAAGCGGGGGCGGTCAAGTTAGCTTTCATACGCCGCTGCAATTTAAAAAGATATCAAAAGCGATCACCACGCTGCAAAATGTTGAGTATTACAAATGCCGATACTAATCAAAAAGCCCGACGATGAAATTGATATTAATTTAAAACACGGCGAAAACGTCTTAAACGCCTGCATTGAGAATTTACCCGCTAGATTTGGCGCTGATAAATTTAAACCGAGCTTATCAATTGACGCAGCTATTTTTGACGTTGATGAAATGTCGCCGGATGAATTAATCAGTGTTTTAGATTTTGATTACAGTGGCGAAGTTATAACGATTGAATTAGCGCCGCGCGGTGCTGAATCAGTTGTTAGCAGTGTTGGTAATAGGGTAATGGGACTGACGGGCGATTTAATTGGCTCGCTAATACCAACCCCAGAAATACCAAATTTGCAGGGCGAAGTTAAGCAAAGCCCAAACAGCAACCTGAAAGCCGCGCAAAATAGCTTTAGAAAAGATCAGGCGATAAGCAACAAGGCAGGCGAAACTTATAGCACCCCAGACTTTATACAGCCCAGTTATTTTGAATATAGTGGCAATGTAAAAACAATCACAGAGCTATTATGCATTGGAGCAGGTCGATATAACAAACAGCATATTTTAGATACGCTAAGTGACGGCGAAACACTGCTAAGCAAAATAAGTGGCTCAGTCTACGATGCGTATGTGATTGACAACGGCGACACGGTTCCGGCTGATATTCAAAAAACCGTGACCAACTCGAATAACATAGACGGACAAGCTTTAGAGGCACCTAATTCTGAACTGTTTGAGCAAGAAATAACAGGCGCGCAATTTACGCTATCAAATCAGATTCAAATACCGGACACAAACTCATTAATAGAGGATTTTAATTTACAAGCTGGCTCACAATTTACAATTGATGGGACTAATGCTGGCTTGTATGAAGTTTCCGCAATTAGTCAGGGCGGCGGCTTTTTTATTATTGATATCGTAACCGCTTCATTTTCGCTAGTTACTGAAACGGTTAACTTTACAAAAGAACCGCCAGCGGGGGAAACGGAAAATAACTGGCTTGACTGGGTTGAACTAGAAATAGAATCACCTGATGATATCTGGTTTCATGTCGTTTACCCAAACGGCATACAAAAAGAAAATAGAAGTCGTCACACTGTAGAAATAGAAATTGAAATTAGGGACGCAGCTTTAGCAGTTCAAAGTGCTACATTTTCGGCTAGTGAGTTAACTGAGTCGCCTCAGTTTAGAACGTTTAAGGTATCCGATACCGCCATTGTTATTCCCTCGGGAATGATTGAATTTAGGGCGCGAAAAGTGACACTTGATGAAAGCGGCTTTCGACAAGCTGTACAACTTGAAGAAGTGGCAAGCGTTAAAAATCAATCATCAAATAATTATGGTGATGTAACTCTAGTTAGCGTTAAAAAACGGGCCACTAGCTTGGCTTTGGGTGGTCGAGCGAATAAAATCAACTGCATTGCTAGACGAGAGTTGCGCACATATAACCCAAGCACAGGGTTAGTTAGCACCACGTACAGCTTTACGCAGAAAGCCGTGGACTACATTTTTTATCTGCTTTATTTTGTCGCTGGTTACTCGTTAGAGCAAATTGATTTAGACTCGCTTTTTTCGCTTGATGACAATTTGAGTGATCCGCAATTGGGGCAGTTTGATTACTCGTTTGATGATAAAGATATTGATATTGACGAAGCAGTTAAGACAGCCGCAAACGCGATAAGATCAACTTATTTTAAACTAGATGGAAAGCCGTCGTTTATTAGAAATGAGGCGCTATTAACGCGCTCGGGGTTAATTGACAATCGAATTATGAGCGGCTTGCCAACTGAGCGGTTTAGTAATTACACAAGCGGCGATTATGACTCAATCAAGCTTGAATATTTTGACCCAACTATTAACGAAAAGGCGTTTATTGAACGACGAATCAATAAAACTACAGGCTCAATAGAAAGTGGAATTGGCGACAACGTAAAAGAAATTAACTTTTCAATTTGTCGAAATACACTACAAGCAACCAATCGCGCCGACTTTGAAATACGACTGATTGCTTACATTATTAAAACGGTTAGTTGTCGAGTGTATAAAGATGCGCTTTACTTCACCAAGGGGATGAAAATTGGCTATGCCTCACCTTGGGATAACGAATATAAGAGCGGCGAAATATTGGGACAATCTCAGGATTTAACAATATTTGACACTAGCGAGCTGGTGGAGCTAAACGGTGTTGATACTTATTATTGTTATTTAACTGATAACACAGGGCTACCAACCAGTAGCCCGTTTGTAGTTACTGAGCGTACCGATACAAAATACGGGTTTATAGCACCAAGTGGCCCCGCTGCATATCTTGCCAGTGGTCAAGTGCAACTTGGCAGTAGGTACATAATAGCAACACTGGACAACTTAAATGCTAGCGATTTATTGGTTGATAATATCAGTTATAGCGATAGCGGTTACGCTGATGTATCATTGTTACAATACGATCAAAAATTATACGAGACTGATTAAAATGGCTAATAGTGACACTATCACTAATTTTAAAACTGACGCGGGCATTGCTGACAATCTAGTAAACGGCTCAGCTAGCACTTACCCCACTAGATACGGCGGAGATAGAGACTCATTTGCAGGTATGAATGCAAATGCAAATGCACAACTTAACAAAAATCAAGCGACGTTTGACGCGCAGCTAAACAGCTTGACTAATTCATTTGGCTGGCGCGTGGTTGGTGATTTTACCACTGGGTTTACTTACACAATGCCAAATGATATCGGTATTGATGCAAGCGGCGACTATTGGCGATACACTGGTGCACTCCCTTTTGTTGTTACTGCTGGGACTGTGCCAAGCGCACCAAATTATTCACAAGTCGGCTTACAGCCAGTCGCTACAGCTCAATTTGGCAGTTTAGCGATACTAAAAACGGCAAATGTAACAGTTGGGCAAATTGTTGAAACGGGCGGTTATTACGTTGTAAATGATGGCGGCGCGGCAAAATATGAAATTGTAGCAGGTGGCTCGGGCGTGGATGATGGCGGTAGCTACATCGATCTAAACAACGGCGCGCAGGCAAAGCTGATTGTTGAAAACAACGCAGTTGACATAAGACAATTCGGGGCAAGTGAATCTAGCGGGGATATAGCAGACGTTATAACAGCTATTGATGCATTTGCTTATGAAGGTTTAAAAGTTATTGGGGGTGGCGATTACGCCTCAAGCAACGCCCCAATTTTACTAAGAACATCAAGAGTCAATTGGGATTTAGATATAACCGTTGATTTTGCTACAAGCGGTTTTAGCACTGATGGCTTTGATTTAAATAATGTCACAGGGGTTTATCTAAGAGTCGAAAAAATATTAAATGCTAGACGATACGGTGTCAATCATAGAGAAATAACGCAAGAATGCTACACACATTATACAACAGTAGAGTCATGCGAATTTACGGCGTTTTTTAATTCGGGCGTTGACAATACTTTTTATAAGTGTATATCAGGTGATACAGGATGGGATTTAGCCTCAAACTTTCAATCTAAACGTGCAAAATGGGTTGAATGTGTATCATATAGAGCGAAAAGACACGGGTTTAGTACGGACTCGAATACTGAGGATTGCCACTTTATTGAATGCACAGCAATAGATAATGGGGGCTTTTTAAATGAAGGTAGTGATGCTTATCATTTTGAAGACAGTACGCTTTATACAAACAGGCAGACGGGCTACATGAGTGGATGCGTAGCGAAATATACAGATAGTCATGTGCTACTTTCAGACCCAACATATATAAATCTGTGCAGGGCGTTTAGAAGTGAAAACTGTTATAAAATTGTAGTTGATGGGCTTGATGTGTCGGCCGAGCCATTGATTCAAACCGCGCTAGAAAATACGGGGCTTGTTTACTTTGGGGATAGCAGGGCAGATCAAAATACTATATCGCCACAAACTGTAATAAATGGCTTGATTTTGAATTTTGGTAAAGTCATTGTCGGCACGCAAAGCGCAGTTCTTAATAACCCAAAGGGAGGATTTGTTGTTGAAAAGCTTGGGTATGGTGGGCAGCTAACAATGAACGAGCCAGACTTAAATGCTTCAGCAAATGATGAGAATTTTGGCAAAACTTTAATAACAACGTCAGGAGACTTTCAAAATAGAAAAGTATTCATAAATGGGGGCACTATTGCACAATACGGGTCAATTTTTGATAGGGTTTGCCGTGATGTTATATGCACCGCTTATATTGAGTCAGTGGCTAACCCGTTCAACATTTCAAGTCCTGATATTTCAAATTCAGCTATCGAAAACGAAAGGGTGGTAATTGGGGGATCTTGTAGCGGTGTGAGTGGTGTGTTTTTGTCAGAGCACAATAATGATCCGATTGATAGCGTACTAGTTGAAAATGTTAAGTTTTTCGGGACTATAAATCAGTTAAGATCAGCAAATTTTAGTTTGTCAAAATGGATAGGCTGCGACTCATCAAAAGCGACAATTGCAACAATTGAGACAGGCCCAACTTTGATCGGCCTAAACGCAAAAGCAAGATCTTATTTTGACGCGATAACGCTATCAATTGACTCTAGCGATCCTGTTACACTTGGCGTAGAGCCAGAAAGCAAGGGGTCAATGATCTATCGTACATCGGACGGTGCACACTGGGTAGCTAACGGAATAACATCGGCAGACTGGCTGCTTTTATCATAAAACCTTAACAACCTCAAATTAGCGGCACGTCTAGCTTGATTGTGCCGCTTTATTTCACAATCGCAATTGTTAAGCGCTTCAAGATAAGCCTTGTTGTACCCTTTTAGCGCTATCAGCTTTTTATCAACTGGTAGCGCGTCAATTTTTGATTTAATCCATTTTTTGTCATCTGGGTGATAATTATCCGGCAACATTAATCCAATCCTTTAGCGCCTCAAGCGCCGCCTTGTGTCCGAGGGCAACACAAGCAAAAGCGCCTGATTTTTGCGCTTCTTCTAGTGTTTCTTGCTGATTTGGTTGCCAGCGGCTTTTAGTGTGATCTAGTCGCTTTAACTCAATAACAAGAGTAGGGCTACCAATTACCAATAAATCAGGCGCGCCAGTTAACAGTCCGTTAGCCTTTTCTTTTTGCGCTTGTGCATTTGTCCTTTTCCCTTCGTTTTTGATATGCAATGCAAGCCTTGCAATCTCTGGATAGTCCCGTCTAAGTATATTAAAAAAAGTGATTTGCTCAGCATCTTCTTTCGGGCAGTCGCCACGGTAACTGGTGTCACCGTAAACTTTTATATCTTTGTTAAACTTCATCTTTTAAAATATCCTCTGGATTGTTGTATGCCATAACTTCAAAAAAAGATCCTATTTTCATGGCGGTAATTGTTGTAAGTGGAGTTATTTTTTTACCCTTAACCCAATTTACAACGTCTTCAATAGTTGAGTTGTCATTATCATTATTTGGCATTATAGCATTAACAAATTCGCGCCATTTTCTAACTGCTTTTGTGTTGTTGGAATTTGGGTTGATCCAAAAGGGAAACGTTCTAAATTCAGTAGTTATATCAACCCGTAGCGAATTGCCACCACTTTGACTAACCCAAGGCTGAACACTCATATTAATCACTTTGTCACTGGTCGCAACCCTTGCGCTTGATTTTGCCTTTTGAAATTCAATGGTTAACTTTTCGTTTGGATCTACAAGTTCAACTTTGCATTTTTTGCATCGCCTTGCTGCTATATCGTTCTCGTGACCGCATTCCAAGCATTCCTTAAAATCGTATCTGTGCGAGCACTGCTCAAGTCCAAACTTTCCAACCTCATAAGACTGGCAACGTCTACCAAAGTGTGCCGGAAGGTGTTTGCCTTCTTCGTATTCTATGCGCCTACCGGACAAGTCTAAAAAAAAGCCCTGCGCGTCAACTTCAAAATTTTCTGGGTTAGGCCTGCCTGCAAATTCATTTTCAAATCCGCATTTCGGACACTGGGCGCCAATCATTAACTTGCCCTCTGACGCCATGCTTACTTTAATTTCTGGGGTAAATATATCATCTTGCAAGCCATGTCTTTCAATGTTTTTTGCATAGTCAAGCACGCTAAAAAACGCCTTCCTCTCAAACAGTCTTGCTCCACGTCCAATTATTTGCTGAAAAAGCCCCGCGCTTTCTGTTGATCTTAAAATAGCCACTACATCAACATGAGGTGCATCAAATCCAGTTGTTAACACGTCAACATTGACAATGTATTTAAATCGCATTAGCTTAAAATCATTAATTATTTTTTCACGTTCTTTTTTCTTGGTTTCGCCAGATATCATGCGCCACTGGTCAGGCGGTAAACTTTCACAAATTTCATTCGCGTGCTGAATTGACGCACCGAAAAACATTACGCCATTGGCATACGTTGACTTTTGAACAACATCGGCAACTATTTCAGCGGTTAAGCGGCCTTTACCTTCAAAAGCCTGCGAAACGGTACTAGCATCGAATTTACCAGTGGGTTTAAGTATTAAACCGCTTGTGTCGTAAGCCTTGTCTAGTGACTCAGTGACGGGCTTGGTTAGATACCCCCTCGCTATTAAATGCGCGGCTGGCACTTGATAGAGCAACTTATCAAAATAAGGATTTGCGGCTTTATCCTCTGTATTTGATTTTCCGTCCGGCCAAACCCTAAATATATAACCAGTTTTCATGCGGTACGGGGTAGCAGTCAACCCAATAACCCTTAACTTGTCGTTTTTTTCTTTAAGTTGGCTAATAATCTTTATTAGCGTTGGCGTTATTCCATGCGCTTCATCAAGCACCACGGCGGCAAAGTCACCGCCAAACTTGCTTATGCTACCGAGGACGGTTTGCGGAGTACCAAAGACAACCGGGTGCTTTAGGCACTTGCGTCCGGCGGAAGCGCTAAACATGCTAGCTGGTTCGCCAGTCTTTAAGTAACGCTCCCTATTTTGCTCAACTAGTTCTTTGCTTGGAGCTAAGCACAACACGCGCTTGCCGCTGCTGATTTGATTTATCTGTTTTGCTATTTCACTGACTATTAGCGATTTACCCGCGCCAGTTGCAAGCTCTAACAGGCAGCTTGACAAGGTGGTTTTCATGTGATTTATAGCAGCATCGACAGCTTCCTGCTGGTAGTCTCTTAGTTTAAACTTTTTCAAAAGCAACCCCTTTGCACTTCCTTTTATCTTTTATGCTTGTCATTATTGCCTGTGATGTTACTCCTATGGACTTCGCTGCTAGACTAGCCGTCAAAAACACTTCCCCAGTTGTAAGGCTTCTTATTTTTATGCTGTTATGAACATTTTCTCCAGATGGATACCCGCTTAATGTTGGCTTTATCTCTATCGCCTCTCCTGTAGGAGATAGATAGCAAAAATGAAGACCGCCAGCTGTTCCCCCTGTCCTAAGTGAATAGTTTATATTTCCTTTTTTGTGGGTTTTTTTTGCTAAGGATATTGAACCGAATACCTCTCCGGTTTCCTTGCATATGATTTTTTTCGCTCTTGGGTTTTTTTCACCGATTCTCAACCTTGCTTTTTCTGACATTTTTATTTTTGCCTCACTTGTTCTCTTTGAGCCATAGTTAGGGTTCGCCACCCCCTTTAAACCGTGCATTGGATGTCTTTCTCCTGACCTATTCTGACTAAGCCATTTTGACATTTGCTCTCTTGCGTATTTAAATGACCGACTGGTATATCTAACCCTTCCATTGCCGACTGGTTTAGTCATTGAGAAGAACGCAAATGTCATACTTTTATCCATGTGGATCTTCAGTAATAACCAATGGGCTAAGAAGTGTTCTCTAGCTGTCAGGTAAACTAGATTTTCCTTACGGTCGCTTCCTCCGTGTGACTTTGGTATTATGTGATGATTTTCACAATAGCAATCTGGCTTCCTTCTTTCCTTCGCTTTACTTATCAAATTAGAGTATATTTTTTTGTAATTCATAGTTCAAAACATAGGTAAATAAAATTTACTTTACTATGTTTTGAACTGTTGTCAACGGCTTCCTGCTGATAATCCCGTAATTTAAAAGTCATTTAATACCCCAGATTTTAGATGACTTTCCCCTGTATTTGGATAAATCAGCGTCCGGAAGCAATTCCTTTACAACTTTTGAATAACTAATTGATCCGGCTTTTTCAATCGGGTAAACCAATAATCCGCCGACATTGCTTTTTGTCTCGCCCGCTATCTTGATCAGCTCTTTTTTTGCCGCTTCCTTATCTTTTTTTGCTGCTTCTTCATTAGCCTTGGCAAGTGAGTATTTTGCTGCGGCGCTAATTGCTTCCTTAGTTGTTATTTCATCAGCTAAATATTTGTCAGGATCTTTTATTGCTTTTTCGTAACGGGCATAAAAGGATTTTAACTTTGGTAAATTGGACTCGAACCAAGGTTGATCATATTCAACAATTTCAGCAACGGAGCCCAGTGGAGACCATTGATAAAAATGACAAAGATTAGTAGCAGTGCAAGCCATTTCAATTTGAACTTGAGCGTAATAGTGAGGTTGCTCTTTTAGTGTTTTAAATTCACCTGTTTTTTTTGCGCCGTAAGGGCATTTGCATTCAAAGCACGCTAATTCTCCAATTAGCCCGTCCGGTGAAGCGCCTAAAAACGGGTAAAACGGGTGCGGATGAAACCCCGTTTCTGTTACGTCTAAGCCAGTTTCAAGTTCAAAATCAAGTGTTGCCGCGTTTTCGTTTGCTATACCGTATTCAGTTGCAATATTGCCTTTGAATTCACTTTTTGCGCCGTGGTATTCTCTCACCATTGCGCGCAATACATCATTTGCAGTCATCCAAGGGTTTAATCCAAGGATAGCGCCGACCCTACTGCCTGTTATTTTGCCTTTTCGCTGCTCGAACCATTTTTCTGAACGTTGCTTAATCATATAAATCACTCCTTAAAAGCCATCCTTGGCGGTGTTGCTCGGTGGTTAAAAACCTACGTCATCATCAAAGCTATTATTCGGCACTGGTACAACCGCTTGTTGTGGTGCTTGGGTTTGCTGTGGTTGTTGCGCCTGCTGTTTAGAGCGTGGAGCAACGGCATTGATCCAGTTACCTGTTTTGGTTTCGCCCGTTGCATTATCCGGCATAGACCAAACTTTTACTTGAATCATCATTGGCTTATTCATTAGGGCTATCGCCAATTCTTGATCTGACGGCATTGATTGGCTTTGCATTAGCTTGCCACCTGCATTCATGTCAATAGCTGCTAGCATTCGTTTAGCCTTATCCATTGTTGCTTGTGGATTTTTGTCGTTCTGCTTACCGCCATTAACCCAAAGCTTTTGAAAAACTTTACGGTTAGCGTATTCGCCACTTGCGATAGACCAGCGGAGGCTAATATAGCCAGCGCCGTCATAATCATCCCATTTCGCTTCGTCTATCAACGCAAGCAGTTGAGTGTTGTTTGGTATTGGCTTAATGTCTTCGCTTAACTGCATTTCGCCCTGTGTTTTTACGGCAGAGCCGTCAGAAGTAGCCCAAAAACTCATAATTATTCACCTTTTTCAATGTTAGGAATGTATTGTAATAGAGGGTTTTCGCCCTTATTAATTAAAATATCTTCTTCAATGCCGAAGCGGTTTTTTGACACGTTATTTGCAACCGCGTAGCACACAAGCACACGCTGACCCGCTGATACTGCTTTTTTAAAGCGGTCTTCTTTTTCGCCCTGCGCGAACGTTTCAAGCTTGATAAAGCCAACCAGGTCAACGTTTTCCTTGTAATGCACCAATGAGCGTTTGTTCATGTTGAACGTGTATCGAGTGTAAGGTTCGCAGTCCGGCAAATCTAAAATTTCAGTGGTAGAGTGGATCAGAAATACAACGTTAATGCCTTTGTCTTTTAACAGCTCGGCTGCTTTTCTGACCCTACCGTGTAGATTGGCAACCGCTTCATATCCGGCACCGTAACCACCGTGAACGGTTTTTATGCTGGTGCTTGACTTAACTTTCATGGGGTTGCTTTCTTTCCATTCGCTAACCACGTCGTTAATAAAAATTTCTTCCAGCACTGATATGGTATCAATCACCACCGTTTTGAATTCGTGCGGCCCTTGAATTAGCGCTTTAAGCTGATCAAAAAGCTCTTTCGACGATCCTATTTTAGGGAATGCCGCCGGACGTTCAGCTCGTGGAATTGCCACTAAACCGTCCTCAGCTCGTATAAAAACAGGGCTCGGAAACTTTGACGCTAGCGTGGTTTTGCCCAACCCCGATTCACTATACAACGTGCAAATAATCGCGCCGTCTTCCGGCACTTGAATACTATCTAACATTTTTTTATCACTCTCTTTCGCTTCAACTGGGACAAACTTTAGACGTTAATTTATTGCGAGTCAACACTTTTTGTTTAGTTTTTTATTTGCTATAGTTAATGCAACTTAAATGACAGGCGTTAAATAAATGAACATTGCAGAGATCATAGAGCAACAACAAAAGGCGGCATTGTCTGACCTGATTGGCTGGGCAGGTGGTCAAAGCCGCTTAGCAACTAGGCTAGGAGTGAGCGAGCAGGTTATAACCAATTGGGTGCGCCGTGGAAGAATAAGCGCAAAGGCCGCAATACTGGCGGAGCAAAAAAGTAACGGGCTGATAAAAAAGGAGCAACTTAGACCGGAGGTGAAAACATGGCTTGTTTAGATGACTACGTTTATTCAGGGTTTAAAGTTTTTGGCGTGCACAAGATTTTATCAAGTGGTAAATGCGGCTGTGGTGATGAAGAATGCCAAGCTGCAGGCAAGCACCCCATAAGCTCAGCTTGGCAATATACGCCGCTTTGGGATGATGATCAAATAGAAGCAATGCAAATGACAGGTCAATTTGACACGGGCTTTGGGGTGCTTTGTGACAATCATTTGATTGTTGATGTTGATCCAAGGAATGGCGGCTTTGAAGGGTTAGAGCTATTAGAAAACTCGCTAGGCGTTGACTTAATAGAACAATCAGAATTTGTCGTAAAAACTGGCGGCGGCGGTTGGCACATTTATTTTAAAAACCAAGGTAATGCAAGCTTAGTTAGTAAGTTAAAGCCGTTCAAAGGCGTTGACTTTAAAACGTCTGGCTTTGTTGTTGGTGCTGGTAGTATGCACAAGAGCGGTAACCGCTACGAAACGCACAAAGGAAACCCCGACGACATAAAAGAAGCGCCACAGGGATTGTTAGAAGCACTCAAGCGACCAGAGCGGCAAGCAAGTAACACAGGTGTAAGCGGTGAAGCTGCCAATATTGACGAGCTACTACCGCATATACCAGCCGATGATTACGAAGATTGGATTAGTGTAGGCATGGCCCTGCACCATGAGACAGACGGGGCAGGGTTTACGCAGTGGGACGAGTGGAGCAAGAAAAGCGATAAATATAACCCAAGGGGAATGGATCACAAATGGCATTCATTCGGTAAATGTTCGGAGCCAATCACCGCCGGAACACTGCGAAAAATGGCAGAAGACAACGGCTACATTGAGCAAGTTACTTTTGAGCCGGATTATGAGTCAGACCACGGGCGAGAGGAAACGTCCGAGCCTGTAAACATCGCTGAAATAGATACCACCATGCCGACGGGGTTCGCGGGTAAAATAGTCGAATGGATAAACCAAAATAGCTTATTTTTGCGTCAAAACCTATCAGTTGGCACTGCACTGTTCACGCTTGGAAATGCTGCCTCACTTGCGTATGACGATGATATGGGCGGGTCTAGCAATCTGTACGTGTTTGGTGTCGCTGGTAGCGCGACAGGCAAAGAAAAAATTCAACAATGCTGTCATGAAATGATGAGAGAAGCAGGACTTAGCGCGGCGGTATACGGAAAAATAAAATCAGAGCAAGAAATAACACGAAATATTACGCGCCACAAGATAAGCGCCTACGTCATAGATGAGTTTGGCATCTTGCTCAGGAAATTAGAATCAGCATCAAAAAAAGGCGGCGCGGCTTATTTAGAGGGCGTTATCGGCGAGCTAATGAGTGTATTCACCAAGTCTACCGGCTACTACCAAATAAGCGGTGATTTGCGCGGCAGCTTAATAAAAGACCTATCTGGCGAGATAGGTCGGATCATGAATATGGCAGATGAAAACGAAATTGACGACAGCGAAGCGGAAAAAAGAACAAAGCCGTTTATAGATCTGATCCAAGAAATTAAAAGCGGCGGCATTAAAAATCACCATTGTTCGCTAATTGGATTTACCACGCCTGTCACGTTTAACGAGTGCGTTAGCTATGAATCCGCAACCAATGGCTTTGTCGGTCGCGCCCTACTATTTGAAGATAAAGACACCAACCCACGCCCAAATCCATACTACAAAAAAACCGAACTCCCCAGTCATTACGCCATGAGACTAGCTCAAATGACGGGCGGCGGCAGTGCGTCAATGGATAATGACGGGCCGATAATGCTGTCAGAGCATAGACAGCAGATAAAAACAGGAAAAGACGCGAGAGAGCTGTTAAGCCGTATCAGTGATTACTTTTTTGAATACTCGGATGCTCAGAAAGACATTAACGGTCTGGAAGCGCTACCAAGGAGAGCCTACGAGCTAATTTTGCGAGTTAGTTTTATATTAGCTTGCGCTGACGGTAAAGAGCGAACCACTGCCCATGTAAAATGGGCCTACGCTTTAGTTCGCAAAGATATTGACAACAAAATCAATTTAGCAAGCGGCAACATTGCAGAGCAATATAAGCAAAAGCAAGACGAAATAACCAGCAAAGTTTTACATTGCTTAGATGACGCACACGGTGCAACACTCGGAGCCATATCAAACAGATACAGAAGATTAGGTAAAGAAAACATCCAAGCCTGCTTGGCGGCGCTTATAGATTCTGGGCAAGTGGTTAAGCGGGAGGAAAAACCCAAAAGGGGGCCAATTCGAACCGTATTTTTGAAACGATAAATAACGGGGCTTGCGCCCCTTTTTTGTACCTGATAGGCTTTTCAATATCGCTGCTTTTTCGCCGCTAAAAAGCAAAACCATCGTAAACTATAGTTCATGCACTAATGATAGTGACTATAGTTTTAGCCCAGTAATGGCGCGGCCTGTAGAAACTATCGTAACTATAGTTACTTTAGTAGCAGTCTAAAAAAATCAATTTTTAAAATTTAAAATCGTAAACTGAAACTATAGTTACGATAGTTTTTTTGCGCCTAAAATTTGACCCTTTTCTTATATAAGAAAATAATAATATTATTGTTTTATATATACTAGGAAGTAAGTAAGCGCTTACTTCAAAAAAAATAAAACTTCAGTTAAAACCATAGTTAAAAGCAATAACTTTAGTGACCACTGGTCAGTTAAAAAAATGAAAACTATCGCCCATTGATAAAAAGTAAATTTATTTTTTTATGTATCATAGTGGTGTTGTTTTTGATGAAATTGGTGTTAATATCAAAGTCATCAAGTGAGCTGTAGCAAGTAAGCCTGATGATTGCTAGCAAGGATTTATTTTATGTTATGGGTCTAAGCTGTACGGTTTGTTCTTGTTGCCGTTTGCTACCAGTGGCGGCCCACCATAAAGCGAGCGAAACCATGACAAATATTAGTTATATTATCTCAAAACATGCAAAATTTGACCTGTATGGAATCTGCAAAGATTTAAGCCTGCCAACTGAAAGCCTACCAGACGATTTAGTCAACTTAAAAACCGCGAGCCAATACCTGCTATCAATTGGCGAGCTAGAACGCAATAATCTAGACATAAGGCGCAGGATTTACAAAACCATAGATACCATTGGGTACGCCAATTCAAGCCAAGTTAAAAACAGAAACAGAAAGACGGACGTTGATTTAATTCAAGCCGAGCTTGATCTAATGGTTGAAGATGGGCAATTGGTTGACATAACCGCCACACCATTACGAGACCCTTCCACAATCAGATATATCCCCACGTAAAGCCGCCCCAACGGAAAAGACACGCAATCGGGTTGGCTAGATAATTGCGTCGCTTAAAATGGATTACAGGGCGTTTAAAATAATTTAAAATTATTTGATAATAACGCTTGCGTTATATAACTAAACATGTATAATTAACTTATCAAATCGAGACACGCAAAACAAAACAGAAGGTAAGCAAAATGATTTACACAGAAGAGCAAATAGACGCAAAGGTTTTAAAAGTTAAAGGCACTTGGGTAAAGCACAGAAATTTAAGAAACCGACTGGTCGCTGAAAGCAACGCAGAGGTTCAAAGACAAATTGATGAGATTAGAAAGCAAGTAAGAAAAGCCAAGCTTAACGGCGCAAAGGAACAAGATTGCCGCGGGCTTTACGCCGAAATAACAAAGCTAGAATTAAGACTTTTGTAATAAATCAACAAAAACGCGCCCATAACGGGCGCAAAGGGGAGGTGATAGGGTGATTATCTTAAACATTTTAATAGTTTTTGTTTGCTTTTTTGTTGCTGGAATTTTAGCGGAAAGGCACGATAAGCCTAAAAGTTATTCGTTGATGGGTTTAGTTTGCGCTCTGTGCGCCGCGGGAACTTTCTTTTTGTGTGTGATTATCGGCGAAGTTAAAATACTAGCAGAGGCAGGTTGTAAATGAGTAAAGAAAATAAAAGTTACAAAGGTGAGCGCTCTGAATCATCAGGTAGAACGATTCAACTTAGAGAAAGTGAGGCGCTATTTATAAGGTTTTATCATGAAAATGAAGAAATCGGTAGAATGAACATAAAAGATGGAAAGCTAACATTTACGGGTGATGTAGATGAAAGTGCAAGGTTGTTTTTTGATAAAGTCATTTCAATACATAGCGAGTTCATGAGCAGATGATTATTTTTAATTTGATAACGGCGATTTTGCTTATCGTGGCGTCTGCTTTCCAGTTTCTAAGGGGTGAAGAAACTGAAGATTTTTCAGTGATATTGCTTGGTGGTGTAACGTTTGGGTTTGGATTGTACTTGCTTTGTCTAACCGGAAGCGAGTTTGAAATTATTGTCAAGGTAGCGGGGTAAAAATGCACATAAAAGAAATGATTGAAGAACTGGGTGGCAATCGAAAAGAGATTGCAAAGCAGGCGGGGATATCAGAGTTTGATCTAAACAACAGGGTGAGCCGCGGCGTTCAAGTTGAATTATTGGCGGATGGGCGCTGGGTGTCTGTTAGGCGTGATACGGCTTATTTTGGTGAAAAAAAGCAATAAGTCATAGCTAAAAGTTATTTCAAAAAGCGGTTAAATTGAGATAACTTTTAGTCAACAAAACATTTGGAGTTAGAAAATGAACGAAAAACAAAAATTAATGGACGCGCTAAGAAAGCACCATCAGACAGGCCCATATGTAGATTTTGAAGCCGTGGCTATGCGTGATAACTTAAGCCATTTGCATGAAGCTTGGCTGGATAATGCGCCGATTTTAGTAGCTGGCGAGCGCTTTGATTTAATAAATTACAGCGGTAGTTCAAGTGACTACCAGCCGCAAAATTCCGATGAGCCAACCAAAAACGAATTAATATTGGCAATTATCAATCATCAAAACACAAATAAAAAAATGCCACTGGCGAACCTTGAGCGTCTAACAAGCGATGAATTTAAACATTTGCGAGAGGCATGGTTAAGCGGTTATGAAATATCAATCGGCTACAACAAAGGACTTAAATATTCATACGACATAAACCCCAAAAACTACCAACCAGCACCAAAAACTGAAGTGCGATTTGGCGTGGATGATGCGCCTATGTCTATCAGAGGCGAGGCAAAAGATGATGATTGGGTTGTTTTTGTTGACGGGAAAGGCGCTGTATCAACATATCAATGCTACCAAGTTGCGCTTGATGAAATAGCAATTAAGATTGGCGTCTACCGCAAAAAAGAAGATGCGCTGCGAGTTGTCGATTTGGTCAATGACGTGCTAAAAAACACGTTAAAGGTTGATATTTAGGGCGGATTAATCCGCCCGCTTTGCAAAAAGTCAAGTAAAATTTGAGGTTTTTATGCAATTAATTTTGAATCCGGCTAGTGAGCCGCCAGAAAACGATAGAGATATATTACTAGTGATTGAAGATGGTGAATTGGTAACCAGCAACGGGCTGCTCACTATTCAGGGTTTTTATAAAAGCGAATTTTTCACCTCATATGCCGACTACGTGGATAGCGCCTCAATTTTAGGCTGGTGTGAAATGCCAAAAATAGAGCTTAAATAACAAAAAGCTATAACGCATAACAAATGGTTATTTCACAATAGCCATTTTTGGCGTGATAATTAGGCAAACCAAAGCAGAGGGTAATGAAATGAAAATTAAATTTAACAAAGATTATTTGCAAGTATTGGCTAAGTTCAAGGCCAAAAAAACCGACGTTAGACAGTATTTGCAAGGGCTTCATGTGAAACCACATCCCGAGCAAGGGGTCATTCTAACAGCCGCAGACGGGCATAGGTTAGTTGTTATCTATGACAAATACGGAAGTGCCGACTGTGAAGTAATTTTGCCAATCTCGGCGGCTTTATTGAGCGCGTCTAAAAAAGCCAAATCTCCATGTAAACTTCCGCTAGAAGAAATTCAGATTGTCGATGGAAAAGCTTATGTTTTGCACTCAAGTACATATGAAAGAGGATGGTTCTTTGAAGACTGCGAAATAAACGAGTTAGCAGTGGCTCACGTTGAGTACATCAAGCCAATCGACGGAAAGTACCCTAATATTAAGCGCGTTCTTGATGGTATTGAATTTGCCCCAGCACAAAACTTTTGCGTAAGGCCGGATTATCTTGGAGACCTGCAATCCTTGGGTGAATATTTAAGCTTCGGCATATGCGGCAATGACGGGAAGATCGTTGCAGTCGGTGGGAACGATGAAGAAATTCTAGCTGTTGTCATGCCATCTGTCATCGGTTACGAGCTAAGAAAATTACCAGACTTCGCTAAGCATTGTGTATGAGATGAGTATTTAAATAATGAATGGGAACATTAACGCGGCGTTAATTCATCTTGATAGAGCGCTTGAGGATGCTAAATGTGGACATTATAATTTCGCAATTGAAGCAATTGAATCCGCAAAAGATGAGCTTTTAAAGTTTATTGAACGTGAGGAAGACAAGGGCGAATAACGCCCTTTGTTATATCTTATGCATTTTCGTTATTTCACAAGCTTTAACATTTGATTGATAATTAGGGTTGTCAAAACGAAGGGGTAAACAATGGTTAATCCAGAAAAAAAACGCTGGCTTTGTAATTGGCTGTGTAATATTGCTAGGCTCATTTATAGCTGTTGCGGCGCTAGATATTAGCCATACCGTGAGTGATAAAGGTAGTGACAAAAAGTCAGACTGCGAATGTGTCAAATTGGACAAAATAGGCGCTTAATATGAAAGACTTACAAAATCAAAGTTTGATAGCATTGGCAGAAAGAATTATTGGTTTAAAAAACTTGATCGTTAGTGAAAGAAAAGACTGGGCTGGTTCGATGATAATTGAGCTAGCGACTGATGAAATTGAGCGTATCTCGAAAGAGATAAAACGACGTGGTGAGGGGGTTTAGTGTGGAATTTGAAGATATTGACGACATGCACCAGCGGGCAAAAGTGATAAACGGCTGGATTGTCAAGACCTTTCAGGATGTTTATCACTATCGTGAACATTTAGGCGACGTAACATGTGGGCATGACTTCCGCGTTGCAATGGTTTTTGTTCCTGACCCCAACCATGAGTGGGAGATTTGATATGATAGAAATTGATTGCTTTTTTCGTTTCCGGATCTAACCACCTCCACAACTTGCCCAACCCCACCCCCTTGTGTTATATTCTTGCTATAAATAAACTAATCACAGGCGTTAACATGAGCGCAGAAAAAAAGCGAGGCAATCCAAACGTTAGCTCACCAGACATTAGCGAGCGTCCTAAAAGCCTTTGGTGCCCAGAAATAGAAGACGAATTAAAGGGCTATCTGTTCGACGATCAAGACGACCCGAATTCTCGGCACTGGAAAAACAGCGAGCATGACCGACCGTCAATTTTGTATTTTGCTAAATATCTGATAGAGAAGGCTGGTAGAGAAGGCAAAACCAAGCCTTTAGTCGCTCATCGAACGCTAAAAGACTGGGCGGCAAATAAAGAGCACCCAGCCTATGATTATTTGCAGTGTATAAAAACCATTGGCGAAGCTCACCTATTAGACGATGCACTAGCAAGCAAAGTAAACCCAATGATTGCTAAAATGGCTCTGTCCTCTTATTACGGCGTTGATGAAAAGTCAGTGACTGAATCCAAAATACAAGTTAAAAAAGGCTTTGATGACTGGTACGCGTCCGAGTCTTAATCCATATCTTAAAGACTTTTGGCGACCACCAGCAGACCCAGAAACCGGACGCAGGTTTAAACCGCGCGTTCGCGTTTTGCATGGTGGGCGGTCAAGCGGCAAAACTTGGGACACGGCTGCAATTGCTGTGTTTTTTGCGTCACAATATCGCGTGCGCATCCTATGCACCCGCATGTTTCAAAACCGCTTGCAAGATTCGGTTTACAGCGAGATAAAATCGCAGGTCGAGCGGTTCAGTTTAACAGATCAATTCGAGTTCACAAAAAACGGCATTATAAACACGGCAACTGGCTCAGAGTTCCTTTTTTACGGCATAGCCCGCAACATCGACGAAATTAAGGGCTTGTCTGGAATAGATATTTTGTGGATTGAAGAAGCCCACAATTTAACTAAAGAAATGTTTGACCTGCTCGAACCAACTGTAATGCGTAATGAAGGGGCGGAAATTTGGGTAGTGTTTAACCCGCGTTCACGCCGCGACTTCGCTTATGATTACATGGTAACCAAGGGGCAGCACCGCCCAGATTATCTAGTTAGACAAATAAATTACACCGAAAACCCATTTCTAAGCTCAACGATGATTAAAACTATCGAAGCAAAACGCTTGGAAGATGAGGACGATTTTAATCACATTTACCGCGGCGAGCCGAGAGACGATGACGACCTAGTTATCATTAAACGAGCGTGGCTACTGGCTTGCGTCGATGCTCATAAAAAGCTTGATATCAAACAGGGGAAAATGCGCGCTGGCTATGACGTGGCGGACAGTGGCGACGACAAAAACGCTTTGATTTTGGCTAGCGGAAACGTGTCGCTAGCGTCCGAACAATGGAAAGCCAAGGAAGACGAGCTTTATCAATCAAGCGAACGGGTTTATAAAGTTGCTCGTGATAATGAAGCAATGATTGTTTACGATGGCTTGGGAGTTGGCGCGGGAACCGGATCTAATTACAAGAAAATCAAGAAAGCCGACACAAGCGGACAAGCTTACAAAGTGGGTGATTGCATAGCATGGAAAGCTAGTGGCGAAGTAATGAACAAGAAAAAATCATTTGACGGCAAAGTTACCAATGGTGAAATGTTTGAAAATGTCAAGGCGCAATCGTGGTGGCATTATCGCAAGCTAGCAATGAACACATACAATGCAATTAACAAAGGGATGGAATTTAAGCCTCATGAGTTGCTAAGCCTAAGCTCAGAAATGGATAACTTAGACCAGTTAATTGATGAGCTATCCGCGCCATATAGAGCGCAAAGTAACAACCTAAAAATGATGGTTGAGAAAAAGTCAGACATGGCTAAGCGCGGCATTCCTTCGCCAAATCTAGCAGACGCTGAAATAATGGCTAAAACGCCGTTTATTCGTGTTCCAAAAGTCATTGTTCAGGGGTTTGATTGATGGTTTTAATTGGCTCTAGATCACCCAGTGCAAACCCATCATAGCAGGTCGAAAAATCGTTAGGCTTTCCGCTCTCGTTAACACCTATATCTAAAGTAGAATCATCGTTACAAGCAATTATCGTAATCATTGCCTCAAAACTGGAATCTTCACCAAAGTGGCGACTACAATCGACATTCACAAAAAGCCCAACTTCCAGCTTGCACCCGTGCTTTTTTTCCCACGCCTCAATGTTTGGGAGGGTTTGTTTTTTAAATGTCATGTTTTACCTGCTGTCTCTTTCAAAACACTAACGCCGCACGCACGGAAGTGATCAATTGCTTTGCATGGCCCTACGCCATTGGCGGCAATTGCTAGATGGCTTTCCGATGACGAAATGTAGCCTACCTCGTAAGGGAAAACTAAAAACCAGCTTCTTATTTTAAACTTATCGGCTAGCTGCAATGCCCTTTTTCTGTTAGCGCTAATTATGTAGTAGTTCATTATATTTAACTCCTTCGTTTTGATAAGCTCATTATTAACCAACCAAGTCAGTTAGTGAAATAACGTTTGGTTATACGATATAGCTATTTGTTATTTCACAATATGCACTGTGCAGGCAATAATCTGGTTAACTTAATCAGGGTGAATCACAATGACAGAAACAACAAACACAATTTCAATAACTGCGGTTTTAAGCAAAATCGCAAACATGACGGAAGATCGCCGCGACGGTGAAATTGATTTTATGCTTAATATGCTGGTGCACGATGGCGAGTATTATTTTTGCCAGCAGCACGGGGTAATTGCCGAGCATGATGTAGAGGGTGATGGGGATAATCATTGCGGGTTTTGCTTTGAAGAAGACAGCGAAACATTAACCCCAGTTAAGAGGATTTATTAATGCCTGAACAAACAGATTTAAAGGCGCTATTCAAGGACGAAATAGCGCTTGAAAGGTTTAAGGTTTACTTGTTGAAAAAAGCGGTTTCACTGCTGACTGATAGCGAGACGGACGCAGCCGACGCAGTAAAGCAAGTTGTTGACGAACTAAGTTAATTTACCCCGCCACCAAAACACGCTAAACTAGCATTAATATATTTTTAATGGTGCTTAGCGTGTCCGACTTTATCATAAACCAAGTAAAAAGTCTCAGAGAGCAAATTCAATTGCAAATGTCGCCCAACTCGCGCAGGCCGTGGGCGTGGGGTGTTTATGGCTACCCCGAAACCCTTTGTTTTTATGACTATTACAACGTCTACAAGCGCAACGCTTACGCAAAGGCGCTAGTGTGGGCTAAGCCCAACACTTGCTGGTCAGATGGATTTAAAGTCATTGAGGGTGACGATACGAGCGACGCAGACAACCGCGACCAAACGCCGTGGGAAAAAGAAGTATCAAGCATACTCAATAAAATAAAAGCTCATCGAGCGCTAAAACTTGCTGACGTTAAGCAGCGTGTTAACCAGTATTCAGCAATTGTAATTCAAATTCGCGGCAGCCAAGAACAAGCTAATTACGAAAACGAACTAACCGGAACACTTGTTGCTGACAATATTGAAAAGCTGCATTTGTTTTATGATGAGCATTGCAAGCCTTGCGCGTGGGAGCAAAACGAAAGCAACCCCCGTTACAGCCTACCAACTTATTACCAAGTGGAATTTAACGTAAACGAAAACAACACGGACGATAAGCAGGGCGTTAAATACATTAAAAAAATCCATTGGTCGAGAGTTATTATCCTGAGCGAAGGGGTTATGCCTGATGACCTAAGCGGTGAAAGTGTACTTGAAGCCCCTTATAACAATTTTATCAACCTTGAAAAAGTTCAAGGCGGCGTTGGTGAAGGGGTTGCATTTAATGCGGCTGCAAAAGTCGCATACGAAACCACAGGGGACGGAGACGAAATAGACGTTGACGAAACCACGGGCGAACCCGCAAGCGATGAAAAAAAAGGAAAATCGCTTGCAAAGGCTATGGTCGCATTTAGGAATAAAATTGAAGCCGCTTTGCTGGTTGGCAAAATGAAGCCGCACATGCTCAATACCAAGATCGAGTATAAGCACGAATACGTCGATAAAGAAGTGCAAGCAATCGCAGCTAGTGACGGGGTGCCAGAGAAGCGCATAACAGGGGCGCAAACTGGGCGGTTAGCGGGTGATAGCGATGAAACTGGTTTTGGCGTTACGTGTAAAGCGCGACAAGCGGGTTATTGCACTGACAGCATCTTGCTGTTAGTTGAGTGGCTAATTAAATATAACATTGTTAAACCAGTCGATGACATTTCAGTGTGGTGGCCTGATTTGTTAGCCCCAAGTGATCAAGACAAAGTTGACATTGTAGAAAAGATGACAAAAGCCAATCAGCAACAAATGGTTGCAACTGGCGAGGTGTTATTTAGCACTAAGCAAATGCAAACAATAATGGGCTATTCAGACCAGCCAGATGACGAGCGCGATTTAAGCGATTTAGCGGGCGAAGATGAAACCGACTAAGATCGAGCAAATACCAACTAGACAACTCACAAATTGGACTGACGCAAAGCGCGCTATTAATGCGCGTTTAAAGCGTGGGCGCAAATCAGTTGTTAATGCTATTTATGACATACCTGTTAAAGCCGTCAACATTGAAAATAATCGCACTCGGTACGAATATTTAATAACACCAGAGCGCTTGACTCAGATACCCAATGAAATAAATGACATAATAAGTCAACTATTACAGGTTGAAGGGCTTAAGCCACAAAGGTGGTTTTTTGACCAGTACATAAACAAAGCTTATCAAAGCGGCACAGCTACAGCGGCGGCTAACATATCAGCACAAGCGGCGGTAGCTGGGTCAGCGGCAGTTGGGCAACTTGAGCTAGAAAACATACTATTTAGCGAGCCATATCGAAGACGCATTGAAATAGCGGGGTCGCGTGCGTTTAACAATATGCAGGGGTTTGCAGGCAGTAACGCAATTGACCTAGGCCGAATTATGGTTGAGGGAATTGCAATGGGTGAAAGCCCACGGCAAATCTCTATTGCAATGCAAAAACGATGGCGTGAAATGCCACGTTATCGAACTGATAGGATCGCTCGAACTGAAGTTAACAAAGCTTTTACTGATGCACGTATAGAGCAAGCAGTAGACGCTAACAAGCGTCTTGGATTGGATGTAAGACTAATGCATGTTAGTGCGTTAGTTCCCGCGACACGACCGACGCACGCGGCGAGACATGGCAAAATATACACTATGGACGAGCAAGAAAGATGGTGGTCAGAGGGTAGTAATAGAATAAATTGCCTTTGCTCAACAACAGAAGTGCTGTATATCAAAGGCAAGCCAGTAAATAAAAGCGTTATCGAGCGACAAAGGGAAAGGGGCGAGGCTTATTTTGGGAAATAAACGGGCGTTATGCCCGTTTTTATTTACTTAACAAAAAAATATTTATTTCCATCGGTGCGAATTTCACCGCGCCCAATGCCAAACCAGAGACAATTATTGACGTGTTCAAGGGTAACGGACACCTTGTAAGTCACTAACCGATATATCACCCTAAGCGTTTCGCCTTCTTTGCTTTCTTTTAGGACCTTCAAAATCAACCCATAATGCTTAGGCGCTTTCGCTTTTTCCGGCATTGTTGCTGACAGCGCGTTTACCGATACAGTAGGCACTGGCAAGCTATTAACTGGCGCTTCTTTACAAGCTAACTTTGCTAGCTCAGCTAGACGTTGTTGCTCGGTGGCGTAGACCATTAATTTTGCTACTTCTTCAAAGTTAAATAGCGTTCTCATTTTGTTTTATCTCGTGTGGTTAAGTTGGGCTAATGATAGCTATAAACGACCCGCATGATAAATAACAAATAGTTATACGTTATGCGTTTTTGTTATTTTGCATAGCTGGCGCTTGAGTGTAGATTTAGTGTTATCGAAACAAAGCGGGATATTAAAATGAAATTTGAATATTTAGATTTAGAAGCGGCGGTAACTTATTTAAAGGGTAAACTGAAGGAAGCTGATGTATATCCATTAACAAGTTTCACTACGCTGGCAGAAGGGGCGCTAAGATCAGCAATACCACCCGTAATAGACTGGGATGGTGTTGAGCCGTTGCGGGTCAATCATCGGGTCAAGTGCTGGGATTGCAAAGTGGTAATTACGGAGTTAGACCCGTCCTACCCGTTTGCTTGCGTAAAACCAAATAATTTACCAATGTCAGTGGTTAATGTTGATGAGCTAAGGCCAATCAAACCAAAACCAATTAAAATAGATCACAGCTCGTTAGCTGGGTCGGGTATTGATTGTATTAGCAAATCCGGCTCAATATTTAGGCCTTGTCCGAATACAACGAGAACTATAGGTTCAATCCGAATGAATCACCCAATGGCGTTAACTATCGAGCAGATTAATCTAATTCCAAAGGGTTATGCTGTTGAGTATTTCAACGGAAAATCTGGTGACTTTCACACTTGCACGGTGACCGGAATTAAAGAAGGATACGAGCTATGAAAACAAGCCAATATTATGCCGCAGGTGTTAGCGCCTGCATCCTGCTAGCTAGCGTTGCTATGGTGGTGCACAATGGCTAAGCGCAAAAAGAAATACAACAAAATGGGTTCGCTCATTAGCGCGTCAAATATGGCGCTAAAAAATATTGCAGTTTGGCGCAGTGTTAAAACGCATGAACAAGGAACATGCGAAGCGATAGACACAAAACACTTAAAGCAGGCGGTTGTTAACTTAACGCTTGCGCGAATGCTGAACGATCTACGACATGTTTGGGTTGTTCAATTGATTGCTGTATGTAATGACGGTTGCAGAGATTACTTTAAATCTGAATCAGTGACAGTTGACAGGCCGATTTTGCAATCCCAGCTATCTACTTTTTTGGATGAGCAGCACAAGCGGTTTATTAAAAATGA